CATCTTGGTTTATAGCAGTCGTATTCGCGGCCACGTTAGTTGTTAATCGTGCTGGTGCATCTAAGATTTTCTTCGATGTGGTAGGTACTTTTCAAGCCAACAGATTAGTTATGGAAGGTGGGGCCGCGTTTGCGACGTTCCAATCACTTGCTATGGATGCTCTTTCTGGTATAGAAGAAGTAGCCATGATGGTAAATGAACAAATACAAGAAATAGTAGATAGTACAGTTCCCTTATCAAGAGAGATTGCTGCTGCTAGAATTGAATTTGATAAATTTATTACTGATGCTAGACAGGCTGAGTTAGGAAATCAAATAACAGATATTGGCGCACAGTTTGGTTATACTGGCGACCAAGCACTACGAGCCGGTGCTAAGATGGCGCAGTTGTCCGGTATGCTTGGAGAAGAAGCCGTACCTGCGGCTACTGAAATGAGCCTAGCGTTTGGTATGATTGGTGAAATGGAAGCAGAACAAGCCATGCAGAGGCTAATCAACTTACATCAGCAGACTGGTTTTATGATGCGTGGGACTACACAAGCACAATTTGATGCTATGAGTGCCGAAGAAAAGGCAAATCAAATTCGTATTGCATCTATCGCTACTCTTAACGAACTAAACGCAGTAGAAGACCATTCCGCAGCCAACATGGAAAGAATTACTTTCGTCATGAATCAGTTCGCGGCACAGGCTGACCTTACAGGAGAAAGTATTGCGGCTATGGCTGCTATGTCTGCTACTTTAATTGAGGCTGGTGAAGAACAGGGTAAGGCTGGTCGTGCGCTGCGTATGATTTACGCTCGCCTTGGTGCTGATACTAACGGTGCTGCTACTGAATTAGAAAAATTAGGTGTGGCTACTAGAAAGGCAGACGGAACTCTAAGACCTCTTAGTGAAATATTAATTGATTTGGATGAAAATACAGTAGATTTATCAGCGGCAGAAAGACAAAGAATAGCACAGACAGTCGCGGGTAACAACCACTATGTTCGTATGCTTAAATTGATGGAGAATACAGATAGGGTACAGTCACTAATGGGAGAAGCGATGGGTAATACTGCTCCAATCGTAGACATACTAAATGATAGATTCGCAGATATGTCTGTTCAATTAACGCAAGCAGAAACTAGATTAAATAATGTTCGTGGTGAAATAGGAGATGCGTTTATGCCAGCGATGGTAGATGCTACTAATGCTCAAGTCGCCTTTAATGAAGCATATTTAGATTTTGTACAAATGCCGGTCATTGGAGATATACTACAAGGAGCAGTAGAGTTTCAACAGATTTCACAAAGCACTATCGGTCCTCTAATGACCATGAACATGAATGCAAAACAATTAGCGTTAGGTCTTATGACTTCTGTTGTTGTTATGCGAGCGTTAAGTGGTGCTAGTGTTGCTGGATTTAACAAAGAAGAACAATTGAATAATCTAAGAAGAGAAGGAAATCTTTTATTACAACAACAGACATTTCAAAAAGGGAAAGGTAATACTTTAGAATCAATTGCTGCGAGAGTAGCAAAAGAAAAAGCCCAAAGAGAAAGGGAAGTTAATGCTTTGAAAAGGTATCAAGGTGTAGCGGGAGTGCAGCAATATAATAACGATACAAAAAGGGTAAATAAAGCCAAAGAGGAAATCTCGATTCTTAAAATGAACAACAGATTAAAACAAGAAAATATTCTAAATCAAAAAATAGATACCAAAAGCGGTAGAGCAAAAATAATGAAATTAAAAGAAGAAATAGTAGTAAACAAAGAAAAAATAGCAATTCTTAATGAAATTTCATCCGAACTAAGAGAACAATTAGGATTACATGATGCGGCGAAAAGAAGAATGCATGAACAGTTATTTACACAGACACGAATACTACAAAACCAAAGGCAGCAAACTCAGGAAATTGAAAAATTTAATTTCCAAAATTTAATGAAAATGTCTAGTATGTTTATGCAAATACAAATAGGGGCTATGATGGCTACTGCTGGTGTAGGCGCATTTGCTAAAATGTTAGGTTTTGGTGACGATGAAGCAAGAAAGGCTAGAATTCAAATGATTATGATGACTATTACTATGGGTCTAATGATAGTAGAAATGGGTGTGTTTACAAGTGCTACTATGAAAGATGCAAGCGCAAAAGTCGTAAATACTGCTGCTACTAATGCGCTTACTACTGCTAATACCGGGTTAGCGTTTTCTCTTAGAGCAGTTGGGGCTGCCACAAAAAGTCTATTGGTAGCAACAGGAGCAGGTATAGCGTTGGTTCTTTTAGCAATTGGTATCGAAAAACTTATGGACGCTGCTGGTTTGTTTGGAGAAGAGGCAGAAAGCACAGAAGATGCTTTGGCTAAAATGAGAGAAGAACAAACGGAAGCGGCGGCAGCGGCGGAAGAACTTATGAACGCGCAAATGGCAGAAGCGTACGCAATAACGAATCTCGGTAATGCTTACAAAGATGCTAGTGACGAAATACATAAGTTTGGTAATTCTAGGGAGGAGTTGTTCTTTGGATTCAAGGCTGGTAATGTTACTGGTGATTTGGTAAAGCAGGTTCAGCAACAGGGCGTTGAGAATTTTATTGCTAATACAGAAATAATAATGAGTAATAGTTTTAATGGTATGACTACCAAAGAAGCAGCAGATGAAATTATAAATCAAATAGAGAATAGATTAGAATTTACTCTCGGAGCGAGCGTAAGTTATGGTAGTTAGAGTGAAGAGAGTGTAGTTTATGGTTAGAGCAACAACACTAGAATATCAGTTTCTTTTGGCTGGTTACTATGATGACTTCAATGGGGCTAGGATAGTACCTAACGATGATAACCGACCAAGTTTAACTACGGATTACGACCACGAAAAAACACATTACGGCAACTCTTTGAATGGAGAGGCCACAACAAACACTAGATACCGTTGGTCTTATGCTGATAGAGCGCAACTCGGCTCAAATCTTGTAGCCACAGCATCCGACAAGTTCCTTAAAAACACCGGACCTGCTGAGTGGCTTACTTTTGATGTGATGCGAAACGACCCTAATAATTGGGAAGGTAGGTCGCAATTACAATATCCAGATTCAAATACCAACGCTAACAAATATGAATTCGGTGCTGCTGGAACTACGGGGTACGTTACTTTCTGTAACGGACACGATACTGGCGGGTCTTACTTCGTTCCTACTGGAGACAATGACGCATCTCAAGGAAGGGCTACACGCTCTCCATATACCATTGTTAATTACAACGCTGGTAGCACTAGCGTACCTGCTACTTCCGGTAGTGCTGCTGCTGCTTATGGTAGTATAGGTGGCAACTTCATCCAAACCGCACATATAACTGGTGTTTGGATGGCAGAAAGAAACTATGACTTTAATCATTTTAGTACAGGGGGAGCGACGGAAAACCCGGAGTTACACTACACCCCCCATCGCTCTCCATCCGGCAAACCATTCTTGTGTATAGAATCAAGACATACGACAGAAACCGGCTACCTTTCTTCTTCCACACCTAGACCAGCGATAGCATATGACGGTCTTCTTAATAGCCGTCAAGATAATGATACGTTTGCTCTAAGATTCGCAATACAATCATTAAGGGGAGAAAATACAAGCGGCGAAGGAAATGAGCCGAAAATGAAAATTCATGTTGGTTTTCCTAATAGTAAAGAAGTTGATGGTGAAAAGGGATTTACAACTAATACCAACACAGCAGCAATTGAGTGGGATATTGATTTGGGGGCAGGGACACCGGCTAACAATGGTTTAGGTGGAACATACGACTACACTAATACTATGACCTCTTGGACTCCCGCTAGTTACGATGCTTCTGCTCTTTGGATTGACCTTGAGTTTGTCATAGATTACACAAACAATCAATATACCGTGTATAAAGATGGTACTGCTATAAAGAATACCAGTGGTGCAAGCGGCCCTTTTACTATGAATAACAATTCAGATACATCGGGTGCTTTCGTACCTTCTGAAATGAAAGGATGGCAGATTGAAACTATACCATCATCAGGAGACACTAAAAGTTTATTTGTTTTGATGTTAGACCGAGCGGCACTCTATCAATCCTTAACAGAAAGGGCAGACGGGACTCAACTACCACCAATTAAATCAATGAATCTTAATAGCGCAGTTAATTCAATTTCAAGAATGCAGTTACAAATTAGTGACGACCCCGGAATGAATACCGGCACTGGCGCGGTTGGGCTTAGGGACCAAGATTACACACATTTCTTAAACAACATATTCACAGGAACAGTTAATGATTGGTCTTTATTGTTGTTTCACCAAGGATTAAACCGACCTTTATGGTGGGGATTCGTAAATAACATGAGTATTAAACAGGGGCCGAAATCAAGAACTATCGTTCTCAACGCCAACGACCCTCTCGGAATACTTGATAGACAAGTCCCATTATGGGAGTTGGGACAAGGAGCGAGGAACACAAACGAACAAGGTATTACATATTGGACTCAAGAATCTCAAAC